TCGGCCTGTGTTCCCACCGTGCTTGAGCCGACGATAAAAAAGCAGAGTGAAAATGCTTGAGAGACTGCTCAGTTAACGGTGGGCTGTAATTTAGAATACGTTGGGTATCGCATAGTTGCGGCTGATAGGAGTCATGACCTAAAAGCGAATAGAGATGCAATAATCTCTGCCCGACGCCAATTGTGTCAGATCCAGCTGCACATTAAAAGAATTTCTGGCTGAAATTTTAGACCTCTCTTAGCTCAAAGGTAGAGCACTGTAAAAGTATAAATACATGTAGGAGGCAACCTCATGTATACAGTATATAAAATTATTAATATAAAGAATAGCAAATTCTATATTGGCGTTCATAAGACAAATGATCCATATGACAATTATATGGGGAGTGGTACAGCTATAAAAAACGCAATAAAGAAATATGGTATCGAAAATTTTAAGAAAGAAGTTATAGCCGTCTTTGAATATAAAGAAGATGCATACACTTTAGAATATGAATTAACAGAAAACTTTAATTCTGGTATGATGTACAATATGAAACGAGGTGGGATAGGCGGTTGGTCTGAATCTGCTCGAGAAAGCGCTAAACGTAATATTAAATTAGAATCATGTAGTCGAGGTGGTAAGAAATCTGTAGAGTTAAAGCTTGGAATCTTTTCTCCTGAAAACGAAGAAAAAAGATTGACAAATTCTTCACTCGGTGGTAAGAATAATATAGGCAAAGCAAAATCAGAAGAGCACCGTTTAAAACTTTCTGAGTCTTTAAAAGGTAAGTCAAAGTCTTACCCAAAGAATAGAAAATCTAGGGTGTTATCTGAAGAGACGAAAGAAAAGCTAAGGCAAAAAGCTTTAGAAAGGAAACGCTCGTGAGTCCGAACGGTGAGGGCCTCGCCTGATAAGCGAGTGGCAGATGGTTCAACTCCATCCGCGAGCACCAAATTTGGGAGAGACGCCTCAAGGTGAGGCAGTGGACTGTAACTCCATCGCGGCAACGCACGGACGGGTTCGATTCCCTCCTCTCCCACCATATACAACGTCCCCATAGATTACGTTGGCTAGATCATCGCCCTTTCAAGGCGAAGAAGCGGGATCGACACCCGCTGGGGATACCAATAATAAAAGGTAATACTATGAGAGTTTGTGAAGATTACAAATATAAAGTTGGGCATAGGTCTTACACTATTGGAGAAAGTGTTCTCGGAACATCACAACCTATCCGCTTCTATTATATAAGTGGGCCTGGCTATCTTGGCGTTGGTACAATCAAAGATAATGATTCTTTAGAAGAATCAGTGATGGCTGTATTGAAGCGAGAAAAACTTATATAAACGTTCCTATGGTGTAATGGTTTGCTCAATCCCGTGACATGGGGCGGGTCTAGGTTCAATTCCTAGTAGGAACACCAATTCGCTGCTATAGTATAAAGGTATTATACATCTTTGGTAAGGATGGGACGGAGGATCGTTACCTCCTAGCAGCACCAGTTAAGGATAGATCATGTTAGATAAAGCATATGAATTGACTATGAAAATGTTTAGCGATAAACAACTCACCGACGATGAAAGCAAATACTTGCACAACCGAAATGCTAAGTACGAGCTCGTTCGTTATCTTTACACCGAAAAGGTGCGACATGATGGAGTCGATCTACTAAACTTTCAGTTCTCTCCCGGTGACTCATTCATGGATACTCCTATCATCGATATCGTGAATGGATTACTCGAAGTAAACGAAGCTATCAAAAATGGCGACTATGATGTTGTCGACTTTGGTGATTCATCATTAGTTAAATCTAATCCGCCAGACACAGGCAAAGAAAAGACAATTTTGTAGTTGACATGTGGAACAGTTTAGATTACGATGGTGTAGAGGAGAAGAAAATGAATATCTCGATCGACTATGACGATACGTACACCAAAGATCCACTTATGTGGAACTGGTTCGCACAACAAGCTCTTGACCGTGGACATAAAGTTTACTGTGTATCTGCTCGTGGTACTCAACACATGGATGATCCCAAGAATACTATTGGTCGTATCATCGGTGCTGAGAATTGCTTCGGAACAGGTCTACGTCCTAAACGACACTTTATGCACCACGTTCACAAGATCGACATCGATGTTTGGGTCGATGATATGCCTGAAATGATTGTTGATCCAGAAATCGAAGGTCTTTATATGCCATAATGCTTCTGCCGGCGGACCCGGTGGCGGGTCTACGAAGCCTGCTTACGAATGTTCAACTCATTCCAGGAGCACCAATAAAACGTTGTAGAAGAGGTCGACATCTGCTACAATGAGAACACTGCATACGCCACAGGGCTACTCGGCGTATCGGGTAACACGGTCTGAGTCATAGCTCAGATGCAGGGGTAAGAGTCCCAATTGTGAGATGGCCCAGGAATTTGCTTCCGTAGCTCAACGTAAGAGCGCCGGTCTTCGAAACCGAGGGTTGAGGGTTAGAGTCCTTCCGGGAGCACCAACATTACGATAAATATCTGCATTGGAGTGAACCTAACTATATGATGACTGTAGTAAGTCTTACACATAGGAGGCGCGCGTGCCAACTAAGATCAAAAAAGAATTAGAAGAAAATAGTTGTCAAGCTGACACCACTGAGATAAAAAATGCCGAGACGATGATTGAACTGGAAGACCGCAAACTTCGTATTGAGAACGAAGATAAGAAACAAGATGCGCAGAGACATATGGCTTGGTTCTCGCTATTTGGAATGCTCTTGTATCCATTCACAGTCGTCTTAGCTGATGCGCTAGGATTGTATCAGGCAGCGACTATCATCGGTAATATGGCCAGCATATACTTCGTATCAGTTGCCGCTATCGTAGCCGCGTTCTACGGAACACAAGCATACGTTTCGAAGAACAAAGAATAATAGAATCTAAAAGAGAGCCGCATAGAACCATCTATGCGGCTTTTTTTGTTTACATTTCAATAGAATCAGTATATACTAGTATTGACCGCCCTAAGGAGTATAGTATGGCAAAAGAAGAGTTTAAGATTCTAACTGCGCGAGATCACGTCCGCACGCGAATCGGTATGTACATGGGTTCCTCTTCTCGTGAAGAAGTAGACCGGTTTGTACTTGGGTCTTGGAAAAAGTCAGTATACGTGCCGGCTCTCTCGAAGATGATCGATGAAATTCTCGACAACTCGATCGACGAAGCCATTCGAACAAACTTTCGATACGCGAACAAGATCAGCGTCTCGATTGAAGATGACCGTGTGACTGTAACTGATAACGGCCGCGGCATTCCTCAGGAAGACGTCTATGATGATACGACGAAGACAAAGATTCCTCGTCCTGTTGCTGCGTGGACCAAAGTAAACGCAGGTACTAGCTTCGACGATAACCGTGTTACTATCGGAACCAACGGTGTTGGGTCGGCTGCTACAAACTTCCTCTCTTCGAAGTTCGTAGGTAGGACCTGGCAGAACGGAAAGATGCTCGAAGTTCAGTGCAAGGATGGTAGCCTAGACGTTAAAGTAGTGAAGAAGGATCGCGATGGTTCTGGTACCGAAGTTATGTTTACCCCCGAATTCTCTCTTTTTGAAGTCGACTCGCTGTCGGATCTAGATACGATCTCTCTACTCGAGGATCGTCTCGTTAGTCTTCAGATGGCATTCCCAGAGATCGCATTCTCATTCAATAAGAAACGAATTCAGGTCGCGAACATCAAGAAGTACGCTTCGATGTTTGTTAAAGAAGAAGCTTCTGTTATTTCTGAAGTATCTCGTGACATTACGTTCTTCTTTGCATCTTCGGATGATGGGTTCAGATCCAACAGTTTCGTAAACGGTGTTAACACTCGTCAGGGTGGCGCATACGTAGATTACGTTGTGAACGGCGTAGTTGACGAGCTCGTGTCTCTCATCAAACGTAGGTACAAGATCGAAGTCGCAAAGAGTACCATTAAGGGTGGTCTTACTTTTGTTATGTTCGCTCGCAACTTCGTAAATCCTAAGTTCGACAGTCAGACGAAGGAACGTCTGACGAACCCAATGAGCAACATCAAAGAACACTATGACGGCGCGAATATCAAAGACTTTGTCTATCTAGCAAAGAAGATCTTCGCTGCAGCTGATATCATCGACCCTATCGTCGAAGCTCAGGTTGCAAAGAAGCAAGCTGCTGATCGTCGTGATGCTGCTCTTGCTCAGAAGAAGCTGAAGAAAGTCAAGGTGGCGAAACATATCTCGGCAAATAAGCCGGATGCTACTCTTAAGATCGTAGAAGGCGACTCGGCTATGGGTTTCCTTCTCAAGGTTCGTGATCCTGATAAGGTCGGTGCGTATCCGCTTCGAGGTGTGATCATGAATACCTGGGATATGAAACCTTCTGAGGTCCTTAAGAACAAAGAACTCAGCGAACTAGTTGCCGTTCTTGGTCTCGACATCAACGATCCCGACAGTGTGGATAACATGACATATAGTCAGATCGCATCTCTAACGGACGCTGACCACGATGGTATCGGTCATATCTCTCCTCTGCTGATTGCGTTCTTTTACAAATTCTGGCCGCGGCTCCTCAAAGAGAAGCGAGTGTACATTACACGTACTCCGATCATGATCTCTACTCATGGTAAGGAAGTCCGTTGGTTCTATACGTATGAAGACGCCACGGAATTCAAAACGAAACAGACAGGATGGAAACATCGTTACATCAAGGGTCTGGGTAGTCTTACAGAAGAAGAGTACGATCGGATCATCAATACTCCAGTGTACGATGTAGTTACCGTGGACGATGCCTCCTATTTCCAAATGATGTTTGGTGATGACTCGGCACCGCGAAAGGAGTTCATGTTCTCATGACACAGTTGACAGATTTCCTTGTTGATGATATAATGGAAAAGAGTAAGGAAAAGGAATCACTCGTGAATAAAAAGGAATACCCAATCTCGTCTGTAGCCAAGAACGAATGGAAATCGTTCGCTATGTATACGGTCGAAGCTCGAGCCATTCCAAATATGATCGACGGTTTAAAACCAGTTCAGCGCTTCTATCTGTACTCTTCGATTCTCAACTCGAAGAGCGACTTCAAGAAGGTAAGCGCGATCTCCGGTATCATCAGCGACTATGGATATAACCACGGTGAGGCTAGTGCTGCTGGTTCCGGTCAGCTTATGGCCGCCACTTGGAACAACAACATCTGCCTCATCGAAGGTCGAGGATCGTTTGGTACTCGTCTGGTTCAGGATGCAGGTGCTCCTCGTTACGTCTATACTCGTCTTCATAAGAACTTTGATAAGTACATCAAGGATCTAGACATCTCACCCGCTCACGAGGATCCAGAACACGAGCCTCCTGCCTTCTATCTGCCAGTCATTCCGTTGGTTCTGGTGAACGGAACCAAAGGAATTGCAACAGGGTTCGCAACAAACATTCTTCCTCGTGACCCAGACGCACTTTCTGGTGCCTGTCGTGAATTCCTTATGTATGGTAATATAACGAAGAAGCTTCCAGTGAAGTTTCCAGAGTTTACCGGAACCGTTGTTTACAACG